TGATGCAAACAAAGCAGAACTTGACCGTGTTGACCAAATAATTAAAACCGAAACACAATAGGAGAATTAATGTACGTTTCAGTGAGAAAAGGTCGTGATGGAAAACCAGACGTTAACGGTGCTATGCGTGTTCTCAAAAAGAAACTCATGAGAGATGGATTCTTTCAAGAATTAAGAGCGAGAGAATCCTTCATGAGTAAAGGTGAGAAAGAACGAAAAGCAAAAGCTGCTGGTAAAAGGCGGTACAAACGTAAACAAGAAAAACTAATGGCAGAAAGAGGTTACTAAAATGCCTAGACGTAAGATGACACCAGAACAGAAAGAAGCAGCAGTAGAACGGTTGCGTCTTGCAAGGGAAAAACGGTTGCGTGAAAACCCACCTAAGTATACTAATATACACCCATCTGTTTTACAGTTGCCAGATGAACATCCATTCTCAAGAGTGATGGTCACAAAGTATATCAAGACGCAGAAAGACCAATTGTCTTCTTTGCGAGCTGCGGTACGAAACAAGGTAAAGGGTGCGATTGCAGATGAAGCATCTTGTAAAGCGTACATACGACATTGTGAAACGTATTTACGAGGTGGTGATTGGTGTGATGACTTCTATGGTGAATACCAAGAGAAGCGAGTCAAGTGGGTAACTGTAGTGCCATCGGCAACTACGGTACGGAAGGTGGATGATGGCGAATGACGAAAAGACTACAAATATTGTGCAGTTCCCAAAGAAGTATATGGGTATTGCACCGAAAGTAACAAACTTTGATGCGATGAGACTGAATAAAGAATTACAGTTCGCAGATGAATTGACTGATGGTATAATGGTGTCTATGATACACAATATGGATGAGAACGATATTGAAATCACTGACCCAGGCTTTATACAGGACATTGCATTTTTATCTGAGGCAATCAAAGCAACAATTTATAGAGACAGAGGGTTTACTCATCCTTTTCAAAATTTGATTGAGTTAATTGCAAATGTGACTTATGATGAAAAAGAAAAAAGACACCATGTGGATATGGACATGGATTTGATAAGAGAATTATCAGAAGACTTTGAGGATGATGGGCCCGACAAGGCATAGGTGAAATATGATTTTAGTTGACATGAACCAAGTAACGCTTTCTAATTTGATGATTCAGATTGGACGTAGTGATGAGGTTGACCCAGATATGGTTCGACACATGGTTCTTAACTCATTAAGAGGATACCGTAATCGGTTCTGTGAAGAATACGGAGAACTGGTATTATGTTATGATAACAAAGGTAATTGGAGAAGAGAATATTTCCCCAACTACAAACACGGTAGACGTAAAGACCGTAAGGCATCCAAGTTAGATTGGGGTTCGATATTCGATACCTTGCATCTGATTAAACAGGAATTGCAAAACCATTTCCCATACAAAGTATTAGAGGTAGAGAATGTAGAGGCAGATGATATCATCGCTTCTGTTGTATCCTACGTTGCAGAAACACCATCTCACTATGAGAAGGTATTGATTCTATCTGGTGACAAGGATTTCATTCAACTACAAAAACACAGTTTCGTTACACAGTACAGTCCTGTACTGAAGAAGTTTGTCAATGGTATAGACCCAGACGTTTATATCAAAGAACACATTCTGAAGGGTGACCGCAGTGATGGCGTTCCAAACTTCCTATCCCCAGATAATTGTTTTGTTAATGAGTTGCGTCAGCGGCCAATATCAAAGAAGAAACTGGCGACATGGATTGACTTAGACCCAGAGGATTTCTGTAACGAAGAAATGCTGAGAAACTATCAGCGTAACAGGACACTAATAGATTTGACACAAGCACCAGATTGGGTATCAAAAACGTGTGTGGAAGCATATCTAAATAGTAAAGTAAATGATAGAAGTGGTTTGTTAAACTACTTCATTAAACATAGACTAAAAAACCATATGGAAAATATTGGAGACTTTTAAAATGGCAGTGAATACATATACACCTCTTATTCATGAGGTGCTGAAGAAAGTTCATAATGCAAAGACTAAAGAAAAAAAGGTTGAAATCCTTAGAGAGAATAATAGTGATGCATTAAGAATGGTTATTAAGGGTTCATTTGACCCTAACATCGAATGGATTGTACCAGAAGGTGACGTTCCTTACAATAAGAACGAAGCACCAGAAGGAACTGAACACACTATACTCTTCCAAGAGTCAAAGAAGTTGTGGCGGTTCATTAAAGGTGCAGACACGAAAACACCACAGTGGAAGAAGGAACAGATGTTCGTTCAAATACTGGAAGGTCTGTCTCATGGAGAGGCAGAGGTGGTGGTTGCCGCTAAAGATAAAAAACTACATCAAGTCTATAAAGGACTTTCAGCGGCTGTTGTAAAAGAAGCATTCTATTGGAATGATGAATTTTATAATCCAAATAAGTAAAACTTCTTGACAATACGGTACTTTTAGGGTACTATGATTAAAGACTTGGTAATGAAGTTGTAATGATGAGAACGGAACACTACTCCTCTCTCTCTCACTTGAAGTGTTCTGATTCGACAGGTGATTCGCTAAAGTCTTAGGGGGGATGAAAATCCCCCCTTTTTTATTGTTCTAAACCCTTGAAATATAAGGGAAAAATTTACTCCTTGACAATGTTATCATAACAGAGTATACTATACTAGTAATGATGAGAAAGAAGGTTTATATGAATTACGTTACCGCAAATGGGGGCAACAAAATCCAGAGAAAAATCTGTGAAGATGTTGCTAACTTTATGATTGATAGACTAATGCCTAGAATGAGAACTCTGGATATTGAAATCAATCTACAGAAACTTACAGGTGATGTCGTTGGTTGGTGTCAGATGAATGATACAAACCGTGAGTTCACTCTTGAAATTTCTAAAGATATGACTATCAAAGAATTGGTTACTACAATTTGTCATGAGATGATTCATGTCAAACAGTATGCCAGAAAAGAAATGAATGACAATCTCGTTGAGAATGGTCAGTCAGTTTGGAGAGGTCGTAAGGTCAATCCTAACACAAAGTATTACGACTTACCTTGGGAGAAGGAAGCGTATCGTCTACAAGACAAATTTGCAAACCTAGTATGGAATGAGGAGATTATATAATGGAACAAGTTGCAGTTATTCACACAGCGTTTGAGGACACACCGTCCACAGTCGCATTCGTAAATGTACCAGAGGATATGACATTGGGTCAGAAACTTGAATATGCATATCGTTGGACACAAAATATCTTTGACAGTTGGTCACTGAAGATGCCTGAGGATGGTAACGATGATGTTACTGTTATGGGTGATATCTCTAGTGGTATGGGTCTGAGGTCTACTTCAGTTGGTGACCAAGTTCTAGTTGGTACTGAAAAGTATGTGGTTGCATCTATGGGATTTGAAACTTTAGAAGGGGAGAAAATATAATGATGAAACAAAAAGAAAACAAGGCATTGACAATAGACCTTGATGGCCCAAATGGTAATGCGTTTTACCTTTTAGGTACTGCACAACAACTCGCAAAACAATGTGGGTTGGATGATGTTACGATAACAAATGAAATGCAGTCTGGTGACTATATGAATCTAGTAAAGACAATGGACAAGTATTTTCCTTTTGTTATTTTTGAAACAGACAACCCAGAATACATGGAGGCGTTTAATGCTTAAAGAACTTGTTCTGGGAACATTCCTGTCGATGACACCAACTGCAAATGCAGATACAGTACCGACACAAAAACAATTCATGATTGATGAATCATTTTGTCTTGCACAGAATGTATATTTTGAAGCACGAAACCAACCACTCGCTGGTCAGATGGCAGTTATATCTGTCACGGTAAATCGTATGAATGATAAACGATTTCCTAACACAATCTGTGGAGTGGTTTATCAAGGCCCACATCGTCCTAGTTGGAAAGACCAAACAGTTATGATACCTGTAAAGAATCGTTGTCAGTTCAGTTGGTACTGTGATGGTAAATCAGATAGAGTACACGACATGGAAACCTTTAATCGAATCTTTGAGTTGACTACAGGTGTAGTGGATGGTAGTTACACCATTGCAGACATTACAGAAGGTGCAACACACTATCATGCAGACTATGTAGAACCAGCATGGGCAAAGACTAAGACCAAGACAATAGAGATTGAAGACCACATCTTCTATCGTTGGGAAA